ATTTGCATCGTATAATATTCCAGGGTATCTACAGGGTCGGTATTTAGTTGCACATTCCTTATCTCACGTAGATCAGTTGGTAGCGATATAAAACCATCACCACCTGCAGTTGATGCAGTCGCCCTTTTTTCCATAGAACGTGCATCGAGTTCACGACTCATACGTGCCTCTGCTAATCTAATAAAATCAGGAATTTGTGATGTCAAATCATCTCGTGCTAAAAAATTAGCTACCGATGTTTTTAGATCACTATATGTACTAAATGCCATTTTAAATTAACCTACCATTTGTTGTGCGGAATGCTTTATTGTCATTGTCTTGCAACCAACGAAACCATGCTTTTTGGTTCTGTTGTGGACTGCCAAACTTTTGCAATAAGTCATAATAAATTGTATTGGGTATCTCAGCGACCTTTTGATAATGCTTTTGTGTATTACCAATCATACTTCCGGGTCTGTGATTAGCTAAATCTTCTTTAGCCATATCCTTAATACCATCAACTTTGTGTATTGTCTCTATAATATATTCTTCTTTTGCTGCGTCATAATCCATCGTGGTGGTTTTACTTATGCCGTCAGTTGATATTACTTTTTTCATGTGTAACCCTTATATAGTGAAAGTGGTGGCAAGGGAGCAACCACCACTTTCTTTTTAGTTTATTATGATCCGTTTAGACCAATAATTGCTGCGTGGGCTTTCGGGGCCTTCACGATCAGCGCATATTCAGAAATAATGCTAAACTTAGTTGTATCACCTGTTGGTGCTACATCTGACACACTAAACTGTCTGCCTGGTAAGAAACCAAGACATACATAGTCTGTATCAATAACATACATTTCTGAGTCACTTGCTTGTCTATCAACGACAGCATCTAATGTACCAAAGTCGGATAAGTATAGTGATACTGAGCCAACGATTGATGCTTCCTTTGGTGCTGTTGATGTGATTTGGTTAGTTGCAACTGAACCTGATGATAGACCACTAAAGTTGACTTTATTTGTTGGGGACATCAAGAGCATACTTGGTGATCCGCCATCAATATAAGCGGCTTTAATTGCTGTATCAATTTTTGCTAAGGTTAGAGCTGCTGCTGTACCTGTTACGTCTGCGGTATCAGCACCTGTACCTGCTGCAAAACCCATGTCAGATGGTGCGCTACCATTTGTGATCCATGTTAATAGTTTCGCAGTTTTTCTTGGGTCTGAGCCTGATTTAGCCTCATTCTTGAAAAGTGATTTTTCAATATCACGTCTTTGTTCAAGACCTTTTATCACTTTCACGTATGCAGACTCTTTTGCTCGACCTGCAGTATCGACTGCATCTAATGTACCAGATATTTGTGCTGCTTGAGCCGCAATTTGGTGAATATTATTCAGTCTTGTTGTTGCTGTTGGATTGACATAAGAATAGTCACTTCCTTCATTTACATAGTTTGTATCAACTGCTGCAGCAAGTTCTTGTACTTGCCACTCAGTTGTCACACCACTTGTAGTCTCTTTCGACATCGCTGTCACTAGAGGTGTTTCTGTGGGATCAATTCTGTAAATGATATCGGATAAATCTTCTCTTTGACCAATCGCATTAGCTGTTGCGTAAGTTGCCATTGTTATTTTCCTTAATCAGTTATTTAGTTAGTAAATATGAAATCGCGTCTTCTTTGCGACCCGACTTCGCTAGTTTATCAAAAGCCGTTTGTCGGTTTTGTTCGGAAACATTTACTTTAGATTTCGGTTGACCTGATTTTAACATCTTCGGTGCTTTCTTTACTTTCTTCGTTGCAGTCGGTTTCTTTGATTGCAATGTATCGTAAAGATAAGCTCGTCTGAGCAAATCAACAACACGAGAGTCATTTGTTGCAGCAACTTCTTGTTCGGTAAAACCAAACCTTTGAGCATAACTGACAATAGCATTACGTTCCTTAGTAGCTACTTCAGGGTCTTTCCATTGAGGTATTCTCTCAAGGACTTTTGCCTGTTCGGTCTGTAATTGCCTTTCTGCGAGTACCATTTGCTCTTGCTGTAATGCCTTAAATTGATCTTCTTGACTCCTAATATCCTCTTTGGCTTTCATATAAGCCATTGGGTCTTTTTGATATAACTCTTGCCATTGGGCATCAGTCATATTTCCAGACATTGATTGTTGGATTTGATTTGTCAAGATTTGCAAATTCTCAGCATAATGCTTCCTTTCCGCCTCAACTTGTTGTGCTTCAGAGAGAACACGTTTTTTCTCCTCTGCAGCCTCATACAATCGCTTCTGTGCGGTCGCTTCGAGTTGATAAGATTTTAACAGGTCATCAGCAGTAACTTCTACCTGTTCTCCATCAACTGTTGCTAAATAAACATCAGTAGTTTCTTCCTCAGATTCTTCACTATCCTGATAGTCTTCTGCATCTTCCTCTGTTTCCTCAGAATAGCTCTGTTGAACTTCTGATTCATCTTCAGTTGATACTTCTTCGACCGATACTGTTTCTTTAGTATCTTCCGACTCTTGAATATCTTCACTTGCCTGATTAGGGGTGTTATCTTTATTCAAAAGTAAATTGATTGCATCGTTGGTATCTAATGCAATCGCGTCAGTTCCTTCATCGGGAATCCCAACCATTTGCTTCTCCATTATTTGTTATTATTACGAACAATATTCCTCATTTGTTGACTCGCTAATTTTCCCGTTGATATGATAGAGTCTATTTGACCCTCCATATCATTGAGTGCTTTCAACAAATAAAAAGATTGTTCCCTACTCTCAACATCACTTAATTCAGTCTGCGACCAATCCGTAATGTAAGAATCCTTTAACGTCTGAAATATCTCTTTCAGTAATGGATTATTACGCAGAGTCTCTGCTAATAACCCACGTTCTCTTTCCTCGTCTAATTCCATTGTTCTCCCCTATGCTTTCGGTAAATTGGTACTAACCTCTCCACCAAATGATAATTTCTGCGCTCTTAAATCTAATTCTGCTTGTAGTTCTTCTCTACGTAGTACCATTTGCTGTGCAAATTTTTCACGTTCTAACTCTATTTCAAGCATCATTTTTTCACGTTCAAGTGCAATATCTGCTTGTAATTTTTGACGTTCAATATCGGTTTGCATAGCTGCTGCATTCGCCTCGCCACCACCTTGTGCTTGTGCCTGTGCTTGTTGCTGCTGCGTTAACACCTGGTCAATCTGTTCTGCATTGTTAAAAAATTGTGTGGTATCTTTAAACCCTGCCATCTCGACTATCTTTGCCAATGTATTGACATACTGACTTGGTTTTACAATAGGGTTATCCATACCGAGTGTTTGTATTAGCTGCTCTTGTTTACCTGCCACTTGCAATAGCATCGCCATCTTTTCTTCGTCTTTACCATGCCCAAGACCAACCTCGATTGATATGTCAAACTCATTATCCCAACCACGAGGGTCAACAGGTACATACTCATTACGTATGCGTATAATACGTTCTGACATCATGTGCTTTTGGCATAATAGCAAAACAATTTTGGC